GTCCCCACCCGTGTAGTATCCAGAAATTATTTTTGTTGGTTGCTGCACATCACTCAGTTCAATAAACTTGGAACTGAACGAATCAAATGCTTTTATCTTTACTTCTGCTGAAAGATTCGTAATATAGGTATCGCTGTTTCCGTCTGATCCATATACCGTTGCTCTCACGGTCTGTGAATTAGAGTAATTATTGCGATAACTAGAGTTAAGCATAGTGCTCCTATTACGAAGCGTAGAACGAGAAGGTGATTCCTGTTCCTGTGTTGTGTGGAGCAAATCCTACGGAATATGCTGGATAGAACACCTTTAGTTTATTGATGTTGTCTACTTCAAGGAATAGTTCATCTCCGTGATACAGTACATACGATGCGGCTCCTGCGGTGGATCCGTATACAGCAGCATCTGCTTCTGATATTACACACATGAATTCGTTCTGAGATGCGTTGACCCCTGTGGCAATCCGCGAAACCTTTAGACGAACTCCTGTGCTGCAAGTGTATCCTGCGGCAGAGTTGTATTCGGTTAGGTTCTTTGCCACATATCCTGCAACATTTGTACGAGCCATGAACGACGGTTGTGTTGCGTAAGAATCAATTGCCACACTAACCGAACCACTTGATACGGTATTTGCAAGAGTCTGCAACTGTGTGTTTACGGCATTCTTGACCAATGAATAAATTGATAGTGAATCACTAAAGTCGAAAGCACCAACACTAACTGTTGGATCGTAGAGAGCCTTCTTTGCAGCAATCAAGAAGTCTGTATTGGTCTTGACTTGAGCAATTGTGGCATTCACTGTGGATGTTGGAGTATCAAGTTTTTCCAATTCGATTGGCATAAATCCACCCGAATATCCCTTGACGATTACTGGTCCGTTGGCAGTGTCTCCTGCAACCCACAATCCGTATTCTGCACTCGTTGTTCCCGTGACAGGAATCGGAGCATAGGATGGAGCAGTAATACCAATCTGCGCGCTGAATGTGGCGTATGCATTGAATGAGAACCCTGAGTTAACAAGGTACATATTCACTGCGGCACCACACCAACCTTCACCCGTAGTACCACCAACTCGTGTTAGTATTCCCGTTGGGCTTACTGCGGCATTCATGTATGTTGGAACAGTAGAGAGAGACAGGCTGTCTGCTGCACCCTGACCAACAATAGTAACGGTGTCTGTGGTGTAGTTTAGATTACGAATATCAAGATCCGTAGCAGATACAGTTACACCCGTTATAGTGGACACATTCACATTCAGTGCATTGTTGGTGGAATAGACTGCTTGGATAGCAGCCGTTGAACCAGCAAAAGCATACAAGGATGTTGGTAGAGTGCTTTCGACTCCTGTGCCGTACACAGTGATGCTATCACTATTGGTAGTTAGTCCACGAATAGAAACCGTGCTGAAAGTCACTCCAACAGCAGTGGCTCCACTTACTCCAAATATTCCAAGATTGGAGAAGGACGATACCGTTACAGGAAGAGGAGCACTTACGGTGATGCCAACAGGGTATCCACTTGCAATACCTTGAATACCAACATAGTCTATGCCACTGGTGCTGCCACTAGCGGCTCCACCGTATAGATTTCGAATATCCAAATCGGTTGCAGATACGCTCAGTGTTCCAACCGTGATGCCTACAGCCACTCCTCCTGATACGCCCACAACGGTGAGAGATGCTCCTGTGGTGCCTACAATGGTTGTGGCAAGACTATAAAATCCAGATGGAGCAAGAAATTCATATCTTCCCCATGAGCCGCAAACACCCACTGGAAGGGGCGTAGAGCCATTTACATATGTTGCTGTGTTGTCTGCACCGTAGGCAATCTTGACAATCTGATGATGTGCGGTATTGACATAATCGCTGGCTATGGTATAAGTAATACCACTGGTAACAATATCGTAGTTGTCGCTAGTCTCTGCCATTTGCTTCTCCGCTTTTGCAGTGTCGTGATCAAGTCAAGGACTAAATAAGAGTACCACCCTATGTATATTTCCGAAAGTAAACCCGTCATGGACATCAACAATATCCGTTTTCCCCGCGAAGTAGAAAATCATGTCAAGAACTATGAAGTTTCATATATTGACGCAGTGATCGCAGTATGTGAACGGTACGGCATTGAGCCACAGGTGGGAGCGAAGTTCTTGAGCAAGCCAATTATTGAAAAAATAAAGGCTGAAGGACAGGAACTAAATCTGCTTCCTAAAAAATCAAAACTACCTGTTTAACCTTGACTCGGTACGATTATGTGGTACTATTGGCTACATAGTTGTGGTGAATTGTTCACCACACATTAAATACATCGTACAAATCGCACAAGGAGTTTACTATGGGATTCAAGGATATGAAGTCGGCATCGGGTTCAAACTACCAATCACTTGCCTCTGAAATGGACAAGATGGCAAAGAAGTCGGAGTCCTACAAGGATGACCGTATGTGGAAGGCTGACACCGATAAGACAGGAAACGGCTATGCAGAGATTAGATTTCTTCCCGCACCCGATGGCGAAGACTTGCCGTGGGCGCGTATTTGGAATCACGGGTTTCGTGGACCAGGTGGTTGGTACATTGAAAACTCCCTCACGACCATTGGTCTGAAGGATCCTGTGTCTGAGATGAACTCTCAGTTGTGGGCAAGTGGTTCTGATGATGATAAGAAGATTGCGCGTGATCGTAAGCGCAAGTTGTCGTACATCAGCAATATTCTTGTGGTCAGCGATCCAAAGAACCCTCAGAATGAGGGCAAGGTGTTCTTGTTCCGTTACGGCAAGAAGATCTTTGAGAAGATTCAGGAAGCAATGAATCCACAGTTCCAAGACGAGAAGCCCACCAATCCCTTTGACTTTTGGAATGGTGCAACCTTTAAGTTGAAGATTCGTCAGGTTGAAGGCTACACCAACTACGACCGCAGCGAGTTTTCTGCTCCGTCTGCCGTGCTTGGTGGAGACGATGCTGCTCTAGAGAAGTTGTGGAAGAAGCAGTATTCCCTCAAGGAGTTTACGGATCCAAAGTCATTCAAGACATACGAAGAACTGAAGACTCGTCTTCGTGATGTGTTGGGCGACAATATTCGTGCTTCCACCTCTGAGAATGCGTACAAGGGTGGAGCAGAGAAGGCTTCGTTTGATGATGAGGATGCGGCTCCTGTTGTAAAGAAGTCGGCACCACAATCAAAGAAGCCTGTGAAGGAAAGCACTGACGACGATACCGAAGACGCACTTTCTTACTTCGAGAAGTTGGCAAGCGAAGACTAAATACTTATGACCTTCGGTTTCGCAATAAAGGGGCGCACTTCGGTGCGCCTCTTTGTTTTATGGCATAATAGAGTATGCTTGCATCTGCTTGATGGTTGGTTCGTTGTTACGAATTCGAATATCATCATTGAAATTGTTTGTTGTGGTGCTAATCTTGTTCTGCACATTTGCAGTGTTGTTTGTGTTACCACCTGTAGCCGTAGGCATATTACGAGCCTCGTTCAGTCCGTTCTGCTCTGCTGTGGCTTGAGCAACCATTCTGCCTACAGTTGTGTTTGCGGTAGCAGGGTTCGTAACTTTTCCTTCCACCGTAGTACTACTTGATGCGCCACCTTCTCCCGCTGCCCCCGTTGCGCTTACAACAGCAGTAGTTGCGTTTCCTGCTTCTTTCTCTGTTTTCTGATCTTCGGTTGCACCTACTTCAATAAGAGAGCCAACTCCAGGAATCGAAGCCACCATGTCGTAGATACCCTTGCCGCCAATTTGATCTGCAAGTACTTCTGCTAGTTTTCCACCAACCCATCCTCCACCAAGACTTCCTACTAAGGTTCCAATTCCTGGAACGGGTATGAGTGTTCCTAGTGCACCACCACCAACAGTTCCAAGTGCTTGTCCAAGAGTTCCAACAATAGATCGACCTATTTTTTCTTTCTTTTCATCTACTGATAGTTCGGGATCACTCTTAATGGATGCAATATCTATAGCCCCCATTACTGTTGATATAATGGCACCAAGACCAGGAAGGCTAACAATGCTCTTCGCAACCTTTCCTGCATTTTTTCCAATAAAGGAACTTAATCCTTTCACTGGATTCATACTGCTTAGTGCTGATCCTGCTTTTGCTGCAAGGTTGCTAAAGAATCCACCACCAGTACTAGCAACACCTGATACTGCTTGACCTGCTCCACTAAGAGCACTCTTTCCTAGATTCATTGCTCCCTTAGCAACACCTGATACTGCTTGACCTGCTCCACTAAGAGCACTCTTTCCTAGATTCATTGCTCCCTTAGCAACACCTGATACCGATTTTCCTATTGATGCAGTATCTTTATACAGTGATGTTGTTTTAAATAACTCTAGGGATTTGGCTCCTCCAAATTTAGAAATCAAATTTCCAGCACCACGCAGTCCCTTCATTGCCAATCCACCAGCACCACGCAGTCCCTTCATTGCTAAACTCGGAGCACCTAACAATGAACTACCAACGGATCCTATACCGTTTGTAATACTAGACATGATGCCACCACCCCCACCGATTCCTCTTAATTTATCAAGAAGAGAGGACAGCATTCCTCCACCTTTTTTTACTTCTCCCTTGATAGGCTTTTCTGCACCAAGTCCCTCTAGTTCAGATTCTCTCTTTTGGAGTTCTACTGTATCGCTTGTATCGTTTTCTGATGCAAACTTGCTTTGCAATAGTTTTCGTATTTGGGAAACTTCTTTGAGTAGTTCTCCAAGAGTGGACGAGGTTCCTGTTTGGGGAGATGCGGGTGATGATTGCGGTGATTCCGTTCCTGCCAACATACCAGGAATATCAGCAGCAGATGTTCCTCCTATTTCTCCAAAACCTCTTTTTCCCGTAACATTAAGACTTTCTCCACTGCGACCTTTACGAGCAATTTGCTTCTGTAGAGATCCTGTGTATTGTTCAATATCTTCGCGATCTTTTCTTTTCTTTTTTAAGAATTCTCCAAGCAATCCACCAACAACAGGAACCTTTGATGCAATTCTTTCGGGAATTGTTTTTCTAAAGTCAGAAGCCTTCTCAGTGAGAAATGCTTTGAACGATGACTTCTTCTTTAATTGCTTTTCAATAGGAGCAATAATTTCTTCTAATTTTGTAGCAATATCTCCTTGATCGCCCTGTGTATTTGCAGCAAGTTCTCTTATGAATTTAATTTTGGCATAGATTTGTTTGGCTTCATCGTGAGAAGCAGTTAACGCTGATTCTGATATAGTAACTGCTTCTTCCATCAATTGATATGCTGCTGCACCAGCAGGATCTTCTTGATTGAACTTGTCTCGGTTCGATCTAATGTAATCTTCTACAACAGAACGAATTCCTTTCTGTCCTTTCATTCCCACCACATAATTTTCTAACTCGCTACTTTCAAATCCCATCGCACTTCGTTGCTTTATTAACGATTCAAGTAATCCGATTTGCTTGGCTATTTCTTTTTCTGATGGCGCACCATTAACAACAGGGGTACTAGCAACAGCACTAGACGCTTTTGCGCGTGAGGCTCGAACATTACTTACTTTTTGTTCTGGCGACAATGATGCAAATCTGCCATTTATGCGTGGCTGTCTTGCAGCCAACCCACGGCGAATTTCTGATTCGGTCATTTCTGTTTTTTTAGCCATAGGACTCCCTCTACATCATTATAAATGGGTCACAATGGTTTTCTGCCGCTTGCCTGTTCCTTCTCTTTTTTTAAATGAGAAAGTAGCATTTGTATGTATACCTCTCGTTCCCAAGGTATCATGTCCTCAATTTCTGCCAGTGAGTACTTATGGTTCTGCATCAGCATGAAATTGAGTTGAAAATACGCCCCCAAGTCGTTATGACAGAGGGCTATTGAAAAAAATCAGATACGCTTTTCAACTCCACCAATACTGTTTCCTGACAGGTGGGACAGGTATATTTGAAAGAGTAGTACAGTTCGGGGATACTCTGCATGAACTCCATGATTTGAGCAAACTGATCTGGCAGCATATTGTCAATGAAATCGGACAACTCTTGTGCATCAATGTCGCTGTGCTGATGCACTTGATCGCCCATGATGATTCCGTCTACGCATCGCTTGGCTAGTTCAAATGCAATCTCTACTTCGTCTTTGTTGTAGTCGATGTCATGGATAGACGGATACCGCAGGATAATGGTTACATCATCTGTGATCTTGATGTTTGGATCAACTTTAGGCTTGGTTGTTTGCTTTACGGTGACTTCATCCAATTTGATTTTTATATTGATTGACTTGGAGCACTTGGTGCAAGTCACTTGAGGCTTGACCTCTTCACCTACACTCTTCCCACGAATCTGCAAGAACGCGTATTCGGAATCTGCTGCACAAATTCTACGAGTGTCTATATGGCTATTGGTACAAGCCAATATAACATTTCGCATTGCTTCATTGATCTGATTCAGGTTCTTGGACTGTAGTGCTAACAGAAGGATCTTTTCCTCCTTTACCACAAACGGTCTAAACTTGGTGGTCATGCCAGATATTGGCAGAGTCATGGAGTACTGCGGCAGGGTAGAGTTCACTAGATTCAATCGGGTCATGGTAATCCTTTAATATAGAGTCACTGTATTTATCACCGAACTATGCTGTTTGTCTGTAACGCATTTGCTAAATCTGGATCATATATTCCATTCACGGTTCCGTCAGATCCCACTCTGTAAAATTGTCCAGGAGTGGGTGAGTATATTGCAAATGATTTTTCGGGTGATGGTGGTCCGCTTACAGTAATATTTGGTTGAATTGTGACAGGAGAGTATTTTCGATAGGCTATAGTCACATCTTGCCGCACAAATTCATCGTTCTTGTCGTAGGCTAATTGTATATCTCCAATTGCTTTGGGATAGGCTTCTTCCACCAATATTTGATACTTAACCGCACTCGACCTGTCCAATACGCTGATGACTAGTGGTGCAGTATATTGATCGTAGTAGTTGAACTTGTAGTCATTCTGACTGCACACTGCGTTCATCCATGCTTCAAAGAATGCTCGTTCACGAAGATCGTCCGAAACAATCACTGACATTGTTAGTTCGCCGCTGTACAGTGGTTCATACGGCATATTTCTTGCTGGTCCATAGAATCTGTATGGTGTAGTAGAAAATCCGCGACCAGGAACTGTTATTGCATCACATCGAACAGCCAACTGCCGTGCTGAATCAATACCCATAGATGTAAATGCAGGTGGATAGTTAATTAGTACTTCAAATCTGTTGCTGTACGCAAGACCTGTGGCAATTACGCTGCTGAATATCTCATTAATGTTTGATGGGACTTGTGACATTTATTTTCCTCGTATTGCCTTTAGATTTGACTGTCTGTATATTGTTGGCGCACGGGCTTTAACAAACCGATGCAGTTCTGCGGATACCATGTCTTCCCACATCTCAAACGGAACCACAGTTGGTCGTTTCTTCATGCCCTTCCACAAGTACCGCCTATAGCAAGGTTTGAAATACTTGTAGCGTTTGCTGGCATTCAATCGGTCGTAGTCAACACGCAGTCGGGTTCGCCATTCTTCTTGACTTTTAATGACTGGCAGGTTCCTCATTATGATGTCGAATAGGAATTTACGATTATCCAAATCCAAAAAGTGTAAATTGACCCCCTCGAATCCTCCCTGATACTGTTCGGTAACCAGCACTAAAGGATACTTATCATAATATTTATTGCTTGCAATGAAAGATTCGCTTATGGGTTGGTATTTAAAAAATAATAGTTGCCCCTGCATTACTCGGTTGGGAACCGATAGTTTGCCTTCAGTCTGTAGAAGTTTCAGGAAACGGATGTAGGTTTGATCCGTGGCTCCAAGCGCAGAGGTGGTTTCCTCTATCAGAGTCTGTAGTTCTTCTTGTGCGCTTAGTCTAATCATGGTTTTTTCTTGAAGAGATCGTCTTCCGTTAATATTTTGAATTCCCATCCCTTGGCATCAGATACTCGTTTTGCTGCTTCCCACTTGGCTTTATTTACTACCCATGTCTTTACTTCTGTGATATATCCTCTAGTGACTTTGGTTTTCTTCTTCGGTTCGATGCACTGTTTCTTTGGTTTAATCTCTACTAGCCAAGTTTTTATGCCTTCGGGAGTTTTTATCTCCACCAAGAAGTCTACAAAATAACGGTGTGGTTTGTTGTCTAGCGGACTCATATACGGTATCACAACCTCTTCTGATGACCACCGAAGCACATTTGAACTGCTGTCGCAGTACTTCATGAACTTTCGTTCCCACATACTACGATAAGTAATCTTTGTGGGATCACCAATGTATTTGGTGCAGTTATCGGGTTTAAAAATACCTTTGTATGCCATACATAAATATGTAGCCAACCGCCCAAGAGGAATACTTCAGATGTTAGTACCCAACAAATTTGCCAAAAGTCCCGATGTTGCACTGACAAGCACAGGAAAGCCGTTTGTTGCCAGCAATCGCACAGGGCGAATCTCTGATGAATTACGATCAGAGCAGATTCAGGACGAGATTTCCAAAAGCCTAGAAGGGTTTACTCCTCTTAAACGCGGTTCACGAACCCGCCCGTCTATTTTAAAATATCCAGTAGAGATTGGATCAGGACAGGTTCCCCATGTCATGCAGTTCAAGGTGTTTTGGCGGTGGGAGAATAAAGACCTGACGGAAGGACTGAAGGCTGCTCAGGTAGAAACCGAGAAGAAAATAGGAAATCTCAAGACACTTGCTAGTCTGATTGAAAACGGTCAATGGAACGAAGCGGATGTGATGCGTAGTCCCCTATCAGATGAGGGCATTGCGGCACTACAGGAAGTAATGAACAGTGATAAAACTCTTAAAGTTGTTGATCCAAGCATGAACGACAGTATGGCAACCATGCTGAACAACAATCCGCAGAGAGCCAAGCAGATTTTGGAAGAGACTATAACTTCCTATCAAACTCGCCTCACTGACATAAGTTCCGAAATATCCAATGGATCAGGTAAAATTGGTCCTGACGAGCAAGAACGATTGCAGTTGCAGGGCAGATTTGGCGAACAGATTGCCGATTCTACTGCGGGTGGTTCTGCTGTTAGTGGTTCTATATTTGGTGCTGCTGTTGGTGGAGTTTTAGGATTTCTTGCTGGTGGATTCAAAGGATTGGCAGTTGGAGCAGTTGGAGGAGGTGCAGCAGGTGCTGCGGCAGCAGTAGCGGTTCAGCAAAGCGCAAAGGCATTTGCTAATCAGGCTGTGTACGATCAGATGGTGTCCATCTATCTGCCGTTCTGCACAAAGATAAACAACGAAGACACCTTTCAGTATGAAGACCCTAGCATGGGTATGGCGGGTGGGCTTTTTGACGCATTGGGAAATCCACTTGCAACCACCGAACAAGCCGCTCAGTTGGCACTAAACAAAGGGGTAGAACTTGTTGGCGGTGGTCAGGCTGGTGCTGTTGGCACAGGACGAGTGGTTAATCCTCGTCTTGAAAAACTGTTCAAGCAGAAAGACTTTAGAAACTTCAACTTTAGTTGGGAGTTCTATCCCAAGACAAAGGATGAAGTAGAGCAAGTACGAAACATCATCGAGACTTTCCGTTATCATGCTCACCCTAGTCGAGAGAATGAACCAGGATCAGATGATTCCTCAAAGGTTCAGGTCAACCTTCGTGTTCCTGGTGAGTTTGAAGTTCGCTTCTTGTCGAGTAATCCTAGTCCAAACGCGGCGGGATTTGTTGAGAACGAGTATTTACCGTCTATTGGTCGATGCTCACTAACGGCTATATCGGTGGACTACACACCAAACTCCATATACAGTTCGTTTCAAGACAATTCCCCAACGGCAATTGTGTTCTCACTTCAGTTCACTGAAATGGGACTCCTTACCCGCGAAGCCATAGATAAGGGTTACTGATGTATTTCGATAAATTTCCACTACTACAGTATCCTGTTAAAGACGGAAATAATTTCCGCTATGTGTTTGTGCGGAATCTGTTGAGGAGAGTTGCTCTAAGCGAAGACCTGATGACCGCAGAAGCGGTTTTCATGGAGTACAGCGTCAAGGACGGAGAACGCCCCGAACACATCGCAGAACGAGTCTACGGCGATCCTGGGTACCACTGGCTGATTCTCCTGACAAACAATGTTATTGATCCGTATCACGGATGGTATATGTCGGGATCAGCATTGGAAGAGTATATACAGAAAAAGTACGGCGGCTACTCTGTTTATATTTCTACCACAAGCGATGCGTTCTTCTACAATTCTTCAGTTGATAGTGGGGCAACACTTACTCAGGGTGGGAATAGTATGACTATTTTGGACTACTCTCCTGAACTATGCAAACTCACTGTGAACGGTACAACTCCGTTCACTGGATCTGCCACTATTGGTGTTTCTGGTGGAACACAGTACCCCGTGAAGATTCAGCGAGTTGATCCGTCTTACACAGCAGTGCATCATTTTGCGATTCCTTATGTTGATGGGTTGTGTGGCGCAAGCACCGATTTTACTGTGGATCCACTAAGTCAACAGACAGGCAGTTACTCTGTTGTGGGTGGAGTGATTGGTCATGTAGATGATGAATATCCGCGTCTAGCGGCAGACGGAAAAAATTATTTGGGATCAGGAAATGTTGATTTTTATGAAACCTACATTGGTAACTATTTGGGTGTTTCTGATGCCGCTGTGAACACATACGCTGTCTCCAACTACACATACGAAAATACAAAGAACGACGCTCGCCGCACTATCAAGGTGCTGCACCCTCGTTTCAAGAAGACTGCCTTGACCGAACTTGAATCTCTCTTGAGGATTTAATCATGGCAGACGAATCAGGATACGGAAACAACAACATGAAGGCGGGTGATTACAAACTAGAAAAGTTTGTTATGCACTCGTTGGTTAACGGAAGCAGTGTGGATTTGTCTAGTCTGTTTCGTTATATTGAAATCTACGAGGACATCTTCTCTCCGTATATCACTGCAAAACTACACATTGAAGACGCATTCAACTTTCCAGAACGCTTTCCTATTAGCGGACAAGAGAAAGTAGAAATAACCTTTAAGTCAGATATTAATGCACTGAAGCCTGTTGAGTTGGTGTTTCGAATATACAAACTAGACTCTCTAGTGATTGATTCTACAGGCAAGACTCAGCAGTATGTTCTGCACCTGATGAGCGAAGGAGGATACTTTAACTTCTCCGAATACTGTGGATACTCTGTTCGTGGATCTATATCAGAAATGATAAAGACTGTGTTCACCAAGCACTTTCCGCAGTCGGTGTGGTTGAACAAGTTGGATATTGAAAACACAGCAGACAATTATTCGTTTGTGCTGCCGTTATCGTACACACCATTCAAGGCAATGAGTTGGCTTACGAACAAGGCATTCTCCAAAACAGGAAAAGACTACACACCATTTCTGTTCTATGAAACTCTAGATGGACACAAATTCAAGAGCCTTTCAAAAATCATTGAAGAAGGTTCTTCCAATATTATTAAGTACATTTACTCCCCTGCAAACATTGCACTTCTTCCAGGCGACAACGACAACATGGGATTTCAAACCGTGCTGCCGTCTCGTTACCACAGAATTCAAAAACTTGAAGAGTTAAGCAGATTTGACATGGCTTCAAATATTATGAATGGTGTGGTGTCTTCTATATTGGTTACGCACGATTTGCTTCGCAAGGAGCAGCGTACATCTGAATTTTATGAATCTGATATATTTGAGGACATGAAGAAATTGGGAACACAACCACATTTCCGTACATCAGATCCTGAAGCAGATCGTCTGTATAAGAAGGGTGCAGCGTATATGTATTTGCCGTCTACTCCATATACGGTATATAGCGACAGCAATTCTATTATTGATAATACACAGGTAGAGTCTTTATACCTGAAGCGCAAGTATCACATGAGTACATTCTTGACTCAGAAGATTGTGATTCAGATATTCGGAGACAGTCGGCGTAGAGTTGGTGACATTGTTGATATTAGTGTGCCAAAGATACAGTCTGATTCACATCTACAGTTAGACAAGCAAGACGCAAATCTTGGTGGTGAGTATATGGTAACAAGCATAAAGCACAGTTTTGCAAAGGTGTACAGTTGTAAACTTGAACTTTCACGAAACTGCATGGGGGTGTAATGAAGGGATTTCTAGGACGAGAAGGATTTGTGTGGTGGCACGGTGTTGTTGAAGACACTGCGGATCCTCTATTCCTTGGGCGTTGTCGTGTTCGTGTTTTTGGATTTCATGTGGACAGCAAAAGCGAATTACCAACAGCGGCTCTTCCGTGGGCGTATCCCATGCAGCCACTTACTTCCGCTGCTCTGTCGGGAATTGGTGAGTCTCCAACGGGTCTGTTGGTTGGATCCCATGTGTTTGGATTTTATAGAGATGGAGACGAAGCCCAAGATCCTGTAATGATTGGTTCGTTTGGTGGTGTTCCTGTTAGCGTAGCAGACACAACCAAAGGATTCCACGACCCATCTGGAAAATATCCTGCAAAGGCTTCGGATGTACAGGCAAAGGTTTTTCCTCTTGGCGTATCCGTTGTGGGAGAACAAGACACCAATCGTCTAGCCAGAAACAACAATGCCGATCAGATGAAGTCTACTGTGGCTGCATATAAAACAGAAACAGTTCAGGCAGAGGTGTACAGTACTGCTGCAATGGCTGGTGGATTTACTTGGGCAGAACCACCTACTCCATATGCAGCACAGTATCCCAAGAACCATGTACGGTATACCGAAAGTGGTCATGTAGAAGAATACGATGACACTACGGGTGCAGAACGAATTCATCAATTCCATAAGTCGGGAACATTTACCGAAGTAGGAAACGGGTGGAAGACTAATCCTGATGGTACTCGCGTACAGCGCATTGTGGGAGACGACTACGAGATTGTTCACGGCAACAAGAAGGTGTACATCAAGGGCGATGCAGGATTAAATTTGGTGATTGATGGGGCTATGAATCTGACTATTAATGGTGGAGGCAATATTCAGATTAACGGAAACACAAATATTCTTGCAAACGATGATGTGAATCTTCAGATTGAAGGCAGTCTCAAGGCTTCAGGCAAGACTATTGAGTTCTACGCAGACGGCGACATTGGTTTCTCAGGACGCACCATCTCGTTCATTACCGACAGCAATGTCATGGTGATGCAGCAGGGCAAACGCATTGAAGTGAATTCGGGTAACCCTGTTCTAAAGCCCAAGCGTGTTAATGTAAAGGGTGGTGGGTAATGGCTATGAACTATTTGGGAAAACACCGTAAGTATGTGGAAGGCACATCAACCTATACCGTGTATGTGCGTGGCGATGTTGTTGAGAGAAATGGTGTTTCGTATGTGTGCAATGTTGAAACCACATCTGGATATATTCCTGAAGACGCAAATTCTGGATTTTTGATTATTGGTGGTGGTGCTGCTGGTGGAGGAACTGTAAATTTTGCTTTTTCTCCTACTGCTCCAACATCTCCATCTGCGGGAGATCAGTGGTTGGATAGTTTGAGTGGAGTACTGTATGTCTATGTGGTGGATGAAGATTCTGGTCAGTGGATTCAGCCGAATGCTGGTTCTGCGGCGATTGATGGGGGAACCTATTAATGGCTGTGAATTTTCCATTATCACCTACCGTTGGTCAGGTATATGAATTTACTGGACTTCGTTGGGAATGGACAGGATCGGCTTGGCGATCTCTTGGGTTTTCTCCTGTTGTCTATGTGCAGGGAGCAACAGGAGCCACTGGTGCCACTGGTACTCAAGGTAACACAGGTGCCACTGGTTCGCAAGGTAATACAGGTGCAACAGGTGTTACGGGTTCTACAGGTGCAACAGGTTCTAATGGTATCACAGGTTCCACTGGTGCAACAGGATCTCAGGGCATTCAAGGTGTCACAGGTGCAACAGGTTCTCAAGGCATTCAAGGTGCTACAGGTTCTACTGGTGCAACAGGTGCTACTGGTCCTCAAGGTAATACGGGTACAAACGGCAACACTGGTGCTACTGGTCCTCAAGGTAATACTGGTACCAATGGAACAATTGGTATAAATGGCAACACTGGTGCTACAGGTGCTACTGGTCCTCAAGGTATCTCAGGTGCAATAAGTTTCACCTCATCAACCACAGCACCAGCAGGAGCCACATACGGTGATATGTGGTTCAACACCACAAGCGGAAATGTATTTGTTTATATTACAGACGGAACATCTTCCTATTGGGTTGAACCCTTTGGTCCTCAAGGTCTTCAAGGTGCTACAGGAGCAAATGGAGTAAGTGGTGCTACAGGTGCAACAGGTTCTAATGGAAGTAATGGGGCAACAGGAGCCACGGGTTCTCAAGGCATTCAAGGTGTCACGGGTGCTACAGGTGCTACAGGTGAACAGGGTATTCAAGGTGTCACAGGTGCTACAGGTTCTCAAGGTGTTACAGGTGCAACAGGTTCTCAAGGCATTCAAGGTGTTACAGGTGCAACAGGTTCTCAAGGCATTCAAGGTGTCACGGGTGCTACAGGTGCTACAGGATCTCAAGGCATTCAAGGTGTCACAGGATCACAGGGTGCAACAGGACCAAGCGAGGATGTTCTTTCTGTATTCATAGATTCTACTCCTGATAATATATCAATAGGAAAAAAAGGATATCGTTTAATTCCCTATGCTTGCCAAGCATTGGAATGGTATGTCGTTGCGGGTCAAACAGGTTCGATACAGTTTGATGTGAAGAAATCATCATTTGCCAATTATCCATCAACTACAACAATTGTTGGATCAGACTACCCAAGCCTTAGCGGTCAATTCAAGGCTTCAAACACAGGCATCACCGCATGGTCGGGAATGAGTGCGGGTGACATGATTGATTTCGTAATAAATAGTAATACAGATATACAAAGCGTAGGATTGTTCATAAAGATTAGGAGAATCACATGAAAGCAGCAGTAGATCATCATTTTACGGGGAACACTATAGGATTTACAGGAGGAATTCCTGCCGTTGGTATAACTGCGGGTGGTTATGATTCCACCAAGACCATGCTTTCCTCGCTTATTCGCCAAGCCACGGGAGCAAACCCAGAAGACAAATATATTTCTTCAAAGCCATCAGCCATTGTGAACATCGCCGAAGTCTTCACCTCGGGATCGCAGTTCATGCCCTATGTGTACAAGTGGTCGGACAACATCTATTGGGTGTTCACCGCTTCCAACGCAACCGCCGCCGCCACGAGGACAGTCGCCCTCACGGAGTTCAACTCAAGCACATCGACCCTGACATTCAAGGGATTCATAACGCTATCAGGAACCACGGTATCAGGAAACAAGAATGTCCGTTCGATTCGTGGAATCGTGTATGAGCATACATCGGGAACAGTTTCCACAAGTGGCTCTTCCACCACCATCACAGGGTCAAGCACACAGTTCACCACCGACCGTATTGCAGTTGGAGCAAGAATTGGATTTGGAACCACAGACCCAACCGCAGTCACCACATGGTATGAGATTACTGCGATTGCAAGTGATACCTCTCTGACAATTAGCGCACCCGTAAATCTGAGTGGAGGTACATCGTATGTGATTGAAGAAATTCGCATAGCCCTTGCGGTGACGAATGCCACCTTGCTCAACGGCGGTATTCACCTCATCAAGGGACTCAATCACAGCACATTCGCAAGCGGCGGAACCACGATCACCGAAGCGACCACGACGGACAATGTCCGTGCCTCGTATCTCCTCACCGATGCGGTGGGAACGCTCGGCACGGCGACGGCGACGGTGACCTACAGCACCACGAACATCCTGTCGTTGAGCAGCCACGGACTGAATGTCGGTGACCCCGTGCAGTTCACCACCACCACCACGCTCCCAACGGGCTTGTCTACCGCCACGGTCTACTATGTCATCGGCACGAACCTCGGCACGAACCAATTCTCCCTCTCGACCACGCTGAACGGTTCGATACAAAGCATCAGCGGTGCGGGCACGGGAACCCATACTGTGCATTCCGCCGCCCGAAACGTCCTTGCCACAATTGCGGTGGACGATGACGGGCGAAGCGCAACGAACCATGATCTGTATTCCGTGAATGCGACAACGACTACGGCAAATGCAATCATCGTGAAGTACAACATTCGGGCGGCATTGACTGTCGGTGCGCTCACGGGCGGTCCTGCAAGCGGAACAAGCGTGAGTGCATTCGTCCTCAAGACGGGAAGCGTTGCGACCACGGGAACCATTTCACAGATCAACAGCGGAAGAGTCTTCACCGTGAACCACGGTGCGGCTTTGGGATCAAAGAGCCTCTACTTCACGACAACCTCTAGGGTCTACCGATGTCCCGTGGCGACCCTGACGGCGGGAAACACGAGTTGGCTAGCCGATGCGATGCTCGAAGTCCCACCAGGCGGAAGCGTCACATATACCGCTTTGCAAACCATGTCACAGGTTGACTATTCGACATCACTCGACCGATTGTTCGTGGCAACTACAAGTGGACGATTCGGAGTCTATGTGACCCCGTATGTCACGGATGGATCGCAGTTTGAAAAGTTGGTCGGAGCCAACTTGAACAGATTGAAGTTGACCACAACGCCCTCGGGAGCAAGTGATGGTCTGTTTCCGCAAGCAACAATTACCCTGTGGACAGAAGACGGTTGGATGTTCGTCGTACCCTCAACCGTGACATCGGGATCGAATTGGCTGTATGTCTTCCCCTTCATTGCGGATGCGTACTACGAGTCAACGACCCGTCAGGCAGTCATCACTCCTAAACTTGCAACTACAAATGCCACTAAACTTTATCATGCCTATGTTGACCATATGGAATATGCAGGAGAATACGGACTCGGATTCCCCGTTGAGTCCTACAAGATGTGGTATCGCACAAGTGGCATAGACGATAATAGTGGTGCATGGACAGAAATTGCTATAGGAGCGGATTTGGAAGCCGCTGCTGTATCTGATTACATTCAATTCAAGATTGCGTTTGACATTATGGGCGAACTCTGCGTTCCCACTCGCATATACTCTATTGCTTGTTTGTATGAGGACTCCAATCAGGATTCACATTATCAGCCGTCTCTGTCAAAATCTTCTACCGCAAGCAAGATATTCGCATGGA